TCTATGCCGCAAGTGCAGGAAACTGTTTTAAATGATGTAAAACAAAAAAGAATTAAAGAAATTAATGATCGGTTTAGAAGAATTAAAAGCCAATTAGAAAAAGAAGAGCCGGGATCATTAGAGCATGATTATTTAACAAGCCAGATTCATGGTTTGACTGATGAAATGTCAAAAATATACGACACAATGCCGTCAGGTAATCAATCTAAATTTGGTGAATATACCCTTCCCGGCGGTGAAAACTACCGTGAAGTATTATTAAGTTTGCCTAAAAAAAGTTTTTCTCGTGATGATCCACGAGTAATGCAAGAAGCATTATTGTCAACCAATGAAAATTCTATTCCATTTTTGTCGGATGACCAATGGAATACGCTTCAGAACCGTGCTGCTCGTCGTGATAATTTTCAATCCCCTCATTGGGATGATCCAAACGTCCTTGCCCATTTACGCATGGCTGACCGCACTGGCCCTAACGGTGAAAAGATTCTTCACGTTGAAGAAATCCAATCTGATTGGGGTCAAAAAGGCCGCGATGAAGGGTTTCAAAATTCAGAAGCAAAAAAAAGAGAAAAAGACTTAATAAGTCAAAGAGAGGAATTGGTTAATCAAACAAATGATGCAAGAAGACAACTTGTTGAACAATATAAATTAGATAAAAAAGAATTTGATGATGCAATTAGTGTTCCCATGCAACCGTATGAAGATAGGTTTAATCAAGAAAGTTATAAAAAAAGTTTTATAGATGAATATAACGCGGCTTATGAAAGAGCATTTGAAGAAAATAAACATTTAATTGAACCAGCAAAAAATAAATTTGATGAAGCAAACAGGCAAAGAGAAAATGATTTTAGGGAAAAAGTTAAAATAATAAATGACCAAATTAATAGTTTGCCTAAATTTGGCAAAACTCCATCTGCCCCATACGTTACCAACACAGGATCATGGACTGATCTTGCCCTTAAACGCGCTTTAAAAGAAGCAGCGGAAGGCGGCTATGATAAGTTGGTATGGACGCCGGGGTCTGAGCAAGCGCAGCGGTATGATTTGAGTAAGCAAATTGACAGATTAGAATATATACCTACATCAAAAGAACTTATTGGAGTAAAAAACAATCAAGGTGTGTTTCATAAAACTATTGAACCTAATGAAATAGAAAACTATGCTGGCAAAGAAATTGCAAAAAATCTTTTAGCGCAACCAATACAAGGTGAAGAATATGTTTTTGGTGGGTTTCATGCGCTTTCTGGACAAGATTTGTCTGTTGGCGGCGAAGGCATGAAAGAATATTATGATAAGATCGTGCCTAATCAATTGAAGAAGATTGCAAAACAACATGATCCAAATGCCAAAGTTGGGTATACGGATGTAATGTTGCCACCTTCTGGCAAGCGCAGTTCAAATAATCCGCCTATTGCTGCCCCCGGAATAGACATTACCCCTGAATTGCGAGAATCAATTATGCGTGGACAAAAAGCCTTTAAACGCGGCGGTCGCACGTTGGGCAACAATGCCATTGATAATGCCATGAGAATGGCCCTTGGCGGCGATGCTGAAATTGAAATGCCTCATTCCTTAAAAGAATTACAAGACTGGAAGAAGAATCATCCTACTCCAGTATCACATCCATCTATGGATGATGTATTCACCAACCGTGTATCGGGTTTTGAAGGTGCGCCACCAATAGCAATGCCTTCTAATTTGGATGAATTGTTGGCATATTTACGCAAGCATCATGCATCTGGCGGCAGGGCGCATTTTGATGATGGCGGCGATGTTCGTACAGGCGATACTCCCGGTGGTTTGCGCGGTGATACAGGAGCCTATGCAACCCATGATGTTGGTGAAGCACAAGGCCGTGAAAACGCACAGACGGCCCGTGATCAGGCTGCACGACAAGCGGAATACCATTCATATGAAGGCCGTGGCGGTGGTGAAGATGTACGCACGGGCAATGTGCCGGGTGGCTCAAGCGGCGACACTGGCAATTATTCTATGCGTGTTAGCCCACAACAAGGTCAGCAAGATGCTTTAACGGCTACATTGCAGGGCAATATGCAACGCGCTCGTCAGCAACAACAGCAAGCGTTTGATAGGTATATGGAGCAACTGCAAGGCCCAGAAAGCGGTGGCCAAGGTTCGGCATATAATCCTAAAACAGGCGCATTTGGTGCATATCAATTGATGCCTAAGACTGCATTGGGCCTTATGCAAAAATATGCACCGGGCGAAACATATCGTCAGGCTCAAGGCATTTCTAATCCGGCTGATGTCGCGGCAGGTGGTTTAAACACTGGCCCCGGTTATGTTGGCCTTACACCTCAAGAACAATTGAGGAATGTTACGCTTAACCAAGACCTTCAACGCACTTTGGCTGAAGGCTTGACCCGTGAAAACATGAGTACGTTGTCTTCGGCTGGCGCTCCAGTAAACAGCGGTTCGCTTTATACGGCTCATTTGTTAGGTGCTAACGATGCTTTAAAAGTATTGAACGCTGATCCAAATACGCCACTTAGCCAAACTGGAATTGATCCACGGGCAATTGCCAACAACAAACTTGATGGCATGACTGCTGGCCAGTTATTGGCGCGTTCTGGTAGTCAAATGGCTGCTACTCCATCAAGTGGCACATCTTCGGCTGGTGGATATGGTCGGCTTGCAGAAAATACTACTGATAATTCAGGCGCAAGAATTACGGATGCATCAGGAAGCCCAGATGCTGCTGTAACGGCTGCTAAAACTGCCGCAACTTCTTCAACACCAAGCGTGTGGGAAAAATTATTTGGTTCAACTCAAGATCAAATTAATAAGTTGGCATCAGAAGGCAAATATGCTGGCATGGACAAGGATCAATATACGGCTAAGTTCTCGCCAAATGATCCTAGTGCAGTAAAAGAACGCATTATTTACGAAAATGGTCAGCCAAAAGTTGACTATTACACTAAAGATTTAAGCCAAGCCTTGTTCAGTGACCCATTAAAAGCATTGGGCGAAGGCATTGGCGGACTATTTAAACCATCATCCTCTGACAATGGTTTCCGTTCTTCGGTTACTCAACCATCTGGTTCTTCAGTTGGACCATTTGATCGCAGCGGACGCGGACAAGAAGCAATTAATCAGGCTGTAGCGGCGGCAACACCGACAGCAACTCCGGCTCCATATACAACAGAACTTGGGACATATAGCCAACAACTACCATCAGTTGGCGGGTTAACCGCTGAACAGTGGGCAGCAGCCAATACTGGCGGCGATATGTCAAAGGTTCATGGCCGTATCAAGTACGTAAACGGCGCACCAATGCTTGAGTACTACACTCAGTAAATGGTGAATTGTGTAAATATGGAAATCGCGCTAATATAAGTCAGCCAAACAGGAGCCGCCCATGTACGAGTTAGCCAAGTCTTCACGCAATGCCATGAAGGAAAAGGCCAAGCGCCTTTCTGAAGCCGATCCACATCAGAAAGTGGATTCGTCCACATGGACCCCGCCAGAAGAATTGGCATCTGAAGTTAAGACGGGCGCTCGTCCGCTTGTTAAACGTGTTTATAAAAGCGGTGGCAAGGTTCATGGTGATCACGCCAAGAAACGCGCTGACCGTATGGCTCGCAAATCTGGTGGCCGCACTGAGGCAGAAGATCGTTCAAAGCGTTATTTAACCCCTGACAACTTGATCAACCGCGATGTTCGTATGGCTAACGAAGAGCGCGAAGGCAAGAAGCACGTTGGCGCGTTCAAGAAGGGTGGCCGTACTCATCACATGGATGGCAAACGGGTTCCAATGCCTACGCCTCGTCCAAAATACTTGTCGGATTCGGATTATGCCAATGATCCTGCATTTCAGCGGGTTCAAGATGCAAAGGCCATGATGGCTGATAAAGCAGAAATGGCGGCTCGTGCGGCTGCATTTGATGCTGCACAGCAAGAAGCGGCTCGTAAACGTGCATTGTTCACTGGCCAGAAGCGCGGGGGCAAGGCTGCTCATCCTGATGAAGCCGAAGATAAGGCGCTTATTAAGAAGATGATTAAATCATCGGCTATGAAGCGCGATGAACATTGCTGGGGCGGTGAAGCCAAGTCAAAGAAGGCTGACGGCGGCAAAATCAATTGGATCAAGGGCGCTATCAAGCATCCGGGTTCGCTTCACAAGGCTCTTCATGTTCCTAAGGGCGAGAAGATTCCTGAGAAGAAGTTGGAAAAGGCTGAACACAGCAAGAACCCTAAGTTGGCTAAGAAGGCTCATTTGGCTGAAACCTTGAAGCGTATGCACCACGCTAAGGGCGGTGAAGTGTTCTCTGGCAATTCCACAACTAAGGTTCCGGGTGTTGTCGGTGGCCGTATGGCTCACAAGCATGGTGGAAAGACCAAGGGCAAAACCAACATTAATATTAATGTGATGCCACATCATCCTGCTATGCCAATGGCTGGTGGCCCAATGGGTGGTCCTCCAATGCCTCCTGCTCCTCCAATGGCTCCTCCTTCGGGTGGCCCAAACCCTGCCCTCATGGCGGCATTGGCTGGCGGCAATCGTCCTCCAATGGCTCCCCCTGCTCCTCCAATGGGTGGCGGTATGCCTCCAATGGCCCGTAAGACAGGTGGCCGTGCAATGGGTAAGACTGAACACATCATTGACCATGCCGCTGGTGGTGGTCTTGGCCGTCTTGAGAAGATCAAGGCATATGGCGAGCCACAGAAGCGCATGAAATAAGTTTCATCCTCCAGATGGAATGACTTAGGCCGGAGTGTAAAACCTCCGGTCTTTTTTTGCCCAATTTTGTTGGGAACTTGCATTCATTGCAAACGAATATGTTCCTACCTGTGCAATAAATCCTCTCATGGCACAGACTTATGCAGACCGATACGCCCGTATTCTCGCCAAACTGATTGATGAAACAATCGGTGAGGAGAAGGAGTTTTTGTCCAACGGAACGCTTGATGATCTTTCGGATTACAAGTTTCGCGCTGGCACAATCAACGGATTACGCAAGTGTATTGAACTCATGGAAGAGGCTGATGCCTTACTCAATGGGAAAGAGAGGAACCCATAATGCCCTATATGAGAATGAACCATTCTGTTGATCCCAAGGAAACCTTAACCAAGGAACTTGGCGATCTCAACGATATTCAAGTGTTCAATAACCAACTTCTTGTTGCGGTCTACATCCGTCCATCAGTGACCAAGAGCGGCATTCATTTGCCGGGTCAGGTGACAGAAGAAGACAAGCACCAAGGCAAAGTTGGCCTCGTCATCAAGATGGGGAAGCAAGCATTCGTTGATCCAGACAACAAATGGTTTGACGGAACTGACATCAAAGTTGGTGATTGGGTCTATTTCCGCGTTTCAGACGGCTGGTCAATCAATGTTCACGGCGTTCCATGCCGCATGATTGATGACACGGACGTTCGTGGCGCTACCAAATACCCTGACGCCGTATGGTAAAAGGATAAAACATTATGGATGCTGAACCAACACAGCAAGAACTACCCCTTGAGGAAGATATTCAGGTAGCAGACGACGATGTTGTGCAGGTTGAGAAGGAAACTTCTGAACCAAAGGCACAAGCCAACGAAGTTTCGCCTGAAGAAGGCATTAATGCCCTCAAAAAGCAGTTAGAAGACGAGAAAAAAGCCCGTGCGGAGGCTGATCGTCGTGCTTTTAATGCCCAAAGACAGGCTCAAGAGGCCCAGAAGAGCGCACAAGACGGCGATTATCAACTCATTGTGAGCGCAATTGATAAGTCTAAGCGTGATTCGGACCTTTTGAAGAACGGTTACGCCGAAGCAATGTCTGCGGGTGACTATCGCAAGGCCGCTGACTTCCAAGAAGCCATTGCATTGAATGCAAACAAGTTGGCGACATTGGAAAATGGCCGCTCTGCCTTGGAAAGCAAACTGAAACAGCCAGTTCAACAGGTTCAAAACAATGATCCAGTTGAAATGATGGCCTCACAACTAACGCCACGGTCGGCAGCATGGGTCAGAAACAATCCTGACTATGTTCGTGACCCCGGCAAGTATCAGGAAATGGTTAAGGCTCACAATCACGCAATGGGTGAGGGCTTTGTGCCGGATAGCGATGCTTATTTTGAGCATGTTGAGAAGCGGCTTGGCCTTCGTAAGGAACCAGAGCCTGATTACACAGAGGAAGAGGTTGTTTCAGTGGCCGCAGCACCCGTTCAGAAGCGCACAAGTGCGCCGCCATCAGCACCATCTACCCGTGTCGCATCTGGAAACTCTGGCAAGCCTAATGTCGTGAGACTTTCGGCAGAGCAGAAGGAAATGGCCTCCATGATGGGCATGACCCCTGAAGATTACGCCAAGAACATGGTCGCGCTGAAGCGTGAAGGCAAACTGAATTAAGGAGATTACTATGTCTGATGAAAAGTACCCAGTAGAGAAAGTCACACGGAAGCCCATGCGGGATGCAATGCGTGATGATGATCCTCGCGCCCGTGCAGAGAAAAGGGCGGCAGAAATTCGTGGCAACCGTGGCAGCATGGATGACGGTATTGACGAGTTTTACGTTGATCCGTCTTCTATTCCAGAGGGTTGGTCATATGAGTGGAAGCGCCAGACCTTGTTGGGCAAGGAAGACCCTGCTTACCAAGTTCAATTGGCCCGTGGTGGTTGGGAAGCCGTTCCGGCAGACCGTCACCCAGAAATGATGCCCCTTGGAAAGTACCAGCAAATTGAAAGAAAAGGCATGGTACTGATGGAGCGTCCACTAACATTGACAAAAGAAGCCCGTGATATAGAATTGCGGAGAGCGAGAGGACAGGTCCGTGCAAAAGAAGCACAACTGTCTAATACGCCAGAAGGAACTATGACACGCGAACATGACCGTGTACGGCCTTCAGTGAAGAAGTCATTTGAGCCAATCCCTATTCCAGAGGATTGATCTTGGCTTCTAAACCTGCCCTTGGGGAGGCGGGTTCACAATTTGTCTAGGTTGGCGGTGCTTGGCGCATAGCAATCTTTCCGGCAAAAATGGAGAAAAACCGTCATGGCGAATACATTCGCGCCTTTCGGCTTCCAGCAAGCAAGCGGAACTGGCTCTGCACCGACCTATGAACAGGTCACGGGCCTCATTGCTTCTGGCTACAGCACGGCGATTTACTTTGGTGATCCCGTATATTTCAACCAGTCAGGTACAGGCTACCTTGAAGGTTCCAGCATCACCCCCGGCACTCAGACGACGGGTATTGCAGGTATTTTCGTTGGCTGCACCTATCTTTCCACCTCTCAGAAGCGCACGGTCTGGTCAAACTATTGGCCGGGTTCGGATGCCAACGGCGACGTGACTGCATACTACGTGAACGATCCTAACGCGAAGTTCCGCGTTCAGGTTGGTCCATCGGGTACGGGTCCAATCGCTATTGCTGACATTGGTGCTAACGTCCAGTTTGCTTATGGTACGGGTAACTCCGCATCGGGCATTTCGGGCGCTTACATCGCTGCTGTCGGTACGGCTACGACCACGACACTTCCATTCCGCATTGTATCGCTTGTCGTTGCACCTCCCGGCGCTAACGGCACTGATACAACATCCGCCAACAACATTGTGATTGTCTCGTTCAATAACGTCGGCACTCGCAACCTGTCCGGCATCTAAGAGGAGTAAGGTACTATGGCTGTCAATCTCTCAGCAATTAAAGACCTTCTCCTCCCCGGCTTACGCGGGGTAGAAGGCAAGTACGAGATGATCCCATCTCAGTACGACAAGATTTTCACGAAGCACGAATCACGCATGGCGCTTGAGCGCACTGCCGAAATGCGCTTCTTGGGTCTTGCCCAGTTGAAGACCGAAGGTGGTCAGACGCAGTTTGATAACGGCGCTGGCGAACGCTACGTCTACAATCAGGAACACACGGAAATCGGCCTTGGCTATGCGATTACTCGTAAGGCTATTGACGACAACCTCTACAAGACACAGTTCATGCCATCCAACCTTGGCCTTGTTGAATCGTTTCAACAGACGAAGGAAATCTATGGCGCGAACGTCCTCAATACTGCCACGACCTACAATTCTGCGGTCGGCGGTGACGGTGTATCGCTCTGCTCCACGGCCCATCCTATTGATGGCGGCACGGTTGCAAACACCTTCACGACGCAGCAGGATTTGAACGAAGCCTCGCTTCTGAACGGCATGATCAATGTTCGTACGAACTTCAAAGATCAGGCTGGCCTGAAGGTCTTCGCTCGTGCGCGTAAAGTGGTTGTTCCTCCACAGTTGGAACCAGTTGCAATTCGTCTGACGAAGACTGAACTGCGTCCGGGTACAGCCGACAACGACGTGAATGCTATCATCAGCACCGCTGGTGGCTTGCCAGAAGGTTACATTGTCAACGACTTCTTGACCTCTGCTTATGCATGGTTCTTGCTCACCAACATTGATGGTCTTTCCTACATGGAACGCATCAAGTTTGAGACGGACATGCAGGTGGATTTCGTCACTGACAACCTTCTTGTTAAGGGCTATGAGCGTTATTCGTTCGGTTACTACAACTGGCGTTCAATCTTCGGCTCGTTCCCAACTTCGTAATCCAAAGGAGAAGGCATCATGTCTATTACGGCTTTCTCTGGTCCGGTTATTTCTTATGGTCAAAACACCATTGGCAATATCACGGATTACAATCCTGAACTTGGCCCGTCGCTCTTCTGGGGCGGCGTTGGCCGAATTGATCCACGTCCTAACTTCAACTACGTTCCGGGTCAGAACTTTGGCGCTCCAACGCTTGGGTTTGCGACTTCGGATGCTATGACCATCAACTACGCACCTTATGCCCTTGGCACTGGTGCAATTGCTGCTGCGGCTAACGTCGTAAGTGGCACGGCAATGACACTTGTTTCGGCAAATTCTACGTCAACAGGTGTTTCGGTCGGTGCATCATGCGTCAACTACAATACTGGCGCATTGGTAACTGGCTTGCTGTTGCTTGATGGTTACGCATCCTTCACGGGCGTAATTGCTAACAGCATTCTGACAGTTTCGTCCCTCACGGGTACGGTTACTGTTGGTATGACGATTAGCGGAACTGGCGTAAATACCGGAACTACCATTGTGAGCCAGTTAACTGGTCCTGCTGGTGGCGCTGGAACTTACACGGTTGCGGGTGATGATACTGCTTCTTCCACGACTATTACAGGTCAAATGACTGGCGGATTTACTGCGCTTTCGCAGCCTTTCGGCCAAGCAGGAACTGTAAGATTGTGGAATCCACAGTCTCTCGTTGCTCGTGCTGTTAGCGTCACGGGTTCGGCATCCGCTACTGGCGGCAATATCTTGATTTCTGGTTACGACATTTATGGCGTACCTATGAGCGAAGTTATTGCGGCTCCAGCAGGTGCATCAACGGTGAATGGTAAAAAAGCATTCAAGTACATTGCGTCAGTAGTGCCGCAGTTTACCGATGCCCACAACTATTCGGTTGATACGACCGACATCTATGGCTTCCCACTGCGTTCTGATTTCTTTGGTGATGTAGCGATCAACTACAATGCCACGGGTATTACGGCCAGCACGGGATATGTTGCAGCAGTGACCACAAGCCCTGCTACGACATCCACGGGTGACGTTCGTGGAACATATGCGTTGCAGTCGGCGGCTGATGGGTCCAAGCGACTTATGATCCGTCAATTTGTTCTAGCAGCCAATATGGCCACTAATGCTGGTCTATTTGGCGTCACCCAAGCGTAAGGAGTAGGCCATGAAGGGTCACAAAGCGCATCATCATCACCACCCTCGCGCAGAACATAAAAAGGGTGGCAAAGTAGAGAAGCATGAAGGCACTTGGGCAGCAGACGAAGCCCCTAAGGAAGTTTATGCTGGTGCTGGTTCCGATGTTGTTAAGGAAGCAGAAGAAAAGAAGCGTGGCGGTCGTACCAAGCGCAAGCATGGTGGACACGTTCATCACATGGGCAAAGTACATGGTGAGCATGCCAAGCATCGTGCAGACCGTCCAAAGCGGAAGCATGGTGGCAAGGCAGGTTCAAACATGAACCCACTTTCTTCTGCCCACAAAGGCATGGAGCCATCTGATCATCATTCGTATGAGCCAGAGCGCGACTAATCAGATCGGTGGGGGCGAAAGCCCCCATCCTTCTATCGGAGGGTGTAATGACGGCAGCATGGACACGTAAAGAAGGCAAATCTGCCTCTGGCGGCTTGAACGAAAAGGGACGTGCATCTGCTCGTGCAGAAGGCCACAACCTTAAAGCACCTACCAAAGATAAAGAAAATCCACGACATGACAATTTTTGTGCTAGAATGACTGGCATGAAAAGAAAACTAACTGGCTCTGCTAAAGCGGCTGATCCAGATAGTCGGATTAACAAGTCCCTTCGGAAATGGGGTTGCTGATGACTGATAAGCCATTTTGGGAAACCAAATTGCCCAAAGATCATCACACTAAGCACTTGTCGCATAAACAAGAGCAAAGTGCTAAAGCAAGGGCAAGGGCGGCTGGAAGGCCATACCCAAATTTAATTGACAACGCTGCTGCGGCACGGAAGAAGGGCAAGTAACTATGGCTACCATTGCATCATCTGGTTTCACTGTTGAATCCATTACCCGTAAAGGGTTGATTGAGCCATTTGATCTTCAAGTTGGCCGTGGAATGATTCCAAATCATCAGCCCGTACAAATTTTTGGTTACAGCACTTTGGTTGGCAGCACTGCCCTTGGCCCATTGTGGGAAGGTTTGACGCTTTCTGGCGGCACATACACTTACCCATCATCTGCTGGTCAGGTTGTTTTGGTCAGTTCTTCTGCCTCAGATACGTCTGCTTTGAGCGTTCAAATTCAAGGTCTTGATGCAAACTATAATTTGCTTTCGGAAACGATTGCATTGAATGGAACATCCAACGTCACTTCGGTAAATAGTTATTT